GCGGACAGCGCAGGTCTCCGCTCCGGCAGCAACGACGCTCACCCGTTGCCGAGTAGAGAACTATTAACCGCGGGTGGGCCAAATGAGATGAGCACAGGTGGGCCAAGTCAGGTTGTCAAAAGCACGCGAGCCATGAAATGCTTGTCGTCTGTGCTGACGTCGTATTGGAACCGTGTTTCGAGCGGTTCATTCAGCGTGTCTTGAATCGTCGCATCCAGTTGCGCGATGTCGAGTGGTTGCTCCCACGGATGCGACCAATTCAGAAGACGACCGCTTGTCATTGCGGCAAAAACACTAAAATCGCCGCGTCCGGTGATGGTTTTGATCGCCCCGGGGTTGATGCTCGGAATCTTCTCACGCATGGCGGTCCGGGCGTACGACACGCACACGACCTCGTTTGCCTCACTCTGGTAGGTGAACGAGCCTTTGGGCAACATGAAGACGGCTGCCTCGAACGGCAGCTTCATCGTCGTAAAGTCGAGCGTGACGGGCAACGTGGTGAATTTGAGTGCTTCCGTGATTTCACGACCAAGCCAAAAGATCGGAACGCGATAGGCCGCCAGCCGCGACGCCCAAATCGCCTCGACCGTTTCGGTGAAGTGCTCATAGACGTGCACTTCCGATTGTTCGATCTTGATGGCAGTGCATAACAGAAAATACCCGACGAGCTTGGCCGAGTGGTACTCCCCGCTATCAACGCCCTCATAAATTTTCGGATAACACTTCGCCCACAATTCCGGTCGCTCGTCGGCCAATTCGTGAAATTCATGCCACACGTCGCGGGGAGTCGTCGCCATATTTCGATCCTACGTCGGGCTGTGCTCATTAGGCGGGTGGCCCAGGTCTCCTGCCAAGAGCCATCCGATTCAACAAAGTGCTTGAAGGGGCACAGCGCATCACGCGCCCTGTCGATGTCACTGCGGAAGACGTGCGCGAGTCCGGGCTTATCAAGGATCGCATCATTCTGGACATCGCGGAAGATGATCAACCGGTGGACTGGACACTTCTCCGCGATGCCGCACAGCGGACTATCGAATACGCCAAACAATGGAAGCGCTACTGCAAGGCCCAGGCGATCTCGCCGCCCGTCGAGCCTGTGCTCGTCGTCCAGGTCGAGGACGGCACCAAAACGACGTTAACGCGGACGGACCTTTCCAGAACCGTCGATGTGCTTGAAAAGGTGTATGGGCGCTTCGGTGAGGGAGAGCTGGCCCATTGCTTCCAGGCGGAAGAAGACATCATTGCGGGCGGGTACAGCATCCGCAAGATCGATGCCTCGAAAATCCAAGGCGACGCAGCAGTGCGGGTGGTTTTCTTCAAAATGGCCCTTACTACGGGCTGGGACTGCCCGCGCGCCGAGGTGATGATGTCCTTCCGAAAAGCGGCAGACCACACCCTCATAGCGCAGTTGGTCGGGCGACCGCCGTTCGGAGGGCGCCAGAAGAGCGCGTGACTAGGCGAAGAAGTCAAGTCGGATTCGCGCGATGCTCGGTTTGTGATCGCCAATCATTTCGCCCGAACGACTCCTTCAAACCGGACTACGAATAGAGGCTCTGGAGAAAACCGCTGCAAACGGGAGGGACGCAGCTCACCGGGCCATTTTCTCTCGTCCGGTTTGTTGAGGGAATACTGCGAAAAGCCCGCGTTTCTCGCCAATTAAGGGAGCAACGCAGCAGAGTTTCTCTGCAGTCCAGACTGTCTGGCGGAGGACGCAGTCACGAGCGAACCGTTCTCTGCCTGAATTCCCTGGTAACAGCGAAAAATACAAGGAATTAAGCAAGTTTAGCCGGCCCTTAACCGGGAAGTGAAGGCCGTAAGCCGTTCGTTCATTGGTAGTTCCAGTACTAGAGGCGGATATGAGTTTTGAATAAGGCAGGGAATTATTTTGAGGGTGTCAGGGAATCAAATCTCCGAAACAGGGAAACAACAGGTCGATTCTGGGATGCACTCCCGTTTGAATTAGCTCCTCGAAAGGACCCATTACCTTCCGGCTTTACTTTGTTTCTTGACTCTTTTTTCCCTAAGTTTCTTGCCCCGTTTCTTCCAGTAGTCGCGCTGACGCTGGTGAAGCGAACATTCAGCGGAGCAAAACTGTTGTCCAGCGCGTTCGACTTCGAAGAATTCCCGACACTGATCATTTGCGCAGACAGCGACCTCGCGCGGATAGAGGAATTCGCGCCTGAGAAGAGAATAAAGCAGCGGCCTAATTCCGTATCGGATACTACTGTGCATCTCGGAGAGGTTGGGGTAGATGGTCGAGCGAAACACGTTCAGCAGTTCGCAAATTACGATGCGACCATCTAGATTTGGCGGCAACATCAACCCTGGAGAACCGGAACTCAGGCCTTCGATTCTTTCGAGCGACTCGGGCTTAAGTTTCCATGATGGTTCTCTCTTGCTTTCTGATTGCTCCCGTTCCCACTGCCGGGGCCAGTCACTCATCTTGGCGGCAATTTCTCCGATGCAGTGTTGAGCCGCTAGAAAATCGAAGTTAGGGCGAGCTAAATCCATCACCAGGGTGAGCGCGGCCCGGTAAATCAAGCGTTCATTTCTCAGTTCTTGAATATCTTGATGGGCGGTGAGACGCGGCGGCCAACGCGGCTCAGGTAATCCTGGCTCGGGCACTTGGTAATTGTCATACACGTACTTGGCGACTACAGGACCAAATTGTTGGGAGAAGGCAATGAGTTTGTCGTCAGTATCCGCGTTTGCAAAGCGGATGTGGGGCGACTTCTTGCCCGTTCTCTGCTGTCCGATGGTCAGATGTTTTCGTGCCACTTCATATTGCCTAACAAGATCAGAAGGACCAGCGTTCGTTTCATACAGCGGTAGTAGGCCACTGATATGTAGCTCAGCACCCACCTGTTTCAACTCCAGTCCTGCTCCCTTGGTCAAGGGGTCTGCCCACTGGAAGCCCTTGCCCTTACGATTTTGCTCTACAATTGTCATGCTTGTTAGTAGAGCATAGTTTTCCTACAATAACAACAGTAACTCCTTCTGGGAGCGACTATTGCACCGGAGAAACTGCCGTACAGCTGTTTGGAGGGGCGTGGACAGCAGTTTCGTTCCCGGCAATAAGCCAAAGTTCAAAGGACGACAATGAAGACAAATTTTTCAGAATTGCTAATCACACACCACCCAGTCAGCGAGCTGAAGAACAATCCGCGAAACGCACGAACTCACTCGAAACACCAGATTCGGCAAATCGCCGACAGCATCAAGGCGTTCGGTTTTACTAATCCGGTGCTAGTCGATCATGGCAACACAATTATTGCCGGCCATGGCCGGGTGGCGGCTGCCAAGCTGCTTGGCCTCTCGCAGGTGCCCGCGATCCGGTTAGAGGATTTGTCGCCTGACCAGGTTCGGGCCTACGTCATCGCCGACAACCGATTGGCCGAGAAGGCGGGCTGGGATAAATCCATTCTCGCCATCGAATTGCAGCATCTCCTCACTATTGAAACTGGCCTTGACGTCACGATAACCGGCTTCGAGATCCCGGAAATTGATGTGCTTCTTGCCGCGGAAAACGACAAGCCAGATCCAGACGATACCTTCGAAGTTGACGAAGCCGCCCTGCCTGTCACCCGATTGGGAGACCTTTGGCATTTAGGGAAGCATCGCGTTCTGTGTGGAAGTGCGGTTGAGCAGGAGTCTTATTCGATGCTCATGGCCAGCCGGCGGGCCACCGTGGTCTTTACTGACCCGCCTTACAATGTCCGAATCGACGGTCATGTCTCTGGAAATGGCTCGGTTCGCCATCGCGAATTTCCCATGGCCTCAGGAGAGATGACCGAGTTTGAATTTATCTCCTTCCTGAGTTCCAGTCTTCGGCTGCTGGTCCGTTATAGCACCAGTGGGTCAGTCCATTTTGTGTGCATGGACTGGCGACACATGAGCGAACTGCTGGCTGCCGGCAAGCAGGTCTACAACTCGCTGCTCAACTTGTGTATGTGGGTCAAGAACGGTGGTGGAATGGGCTCGTTCTATCGTTCTCAGCACGAGCTGGTTTTCGTCTTCAGAAATGGCAAGGAGCAGCAGCGCAACAACGTGCGCCTTGGCCAGTACGGTCGCAACCGGACGAACGTCTGGCAGTATCCAGGCGTGAATACCTTCTCAAAGCAAACCGACGAGGGGAATCTCCTGGCTCTGCATCCGACGGTAAAACCTGTAAGCATGGTGGCCGATGCACTACTGGACTGCTCGGCCCGCGGGGACATAGTTCTGGACGCGTTTCTGGGTTCTGGATCAACCCTGATCGCCGCTGAGCGGACCGGCCGGATCTGCCATGGCATCGAACTTGATCCCAGCTATGTCGATACCGTTGTGAAAAGATGGCAGCGCTACTCTGGTGACCACGCTATCCACGCCAGAACGGGGAAGCGATTCGATGAGATAGGTGAAGAGTCGGAGGCCCATCATGGTGAAAGATGACGACTTGAAGTATACGGTCGGTTACCGGAAGCCGCCGCGCCATGCACAATTCAAACCCGGACAGTCGGGCAATGCTAAGGGCCGCCCCAAGAAAGCTACAGCTGTCGATGATGTTCTTTATGAGGAGTTTAACCGCTTCGTCACCATCACTGAGGGTCGCAAGCGCCGGAGGTTAAGTAAGCTTCGGCTTGTTGTGCGGCAGAACATCAACAAAGCAGCCAACGGAGACCTAAGGGCCGCGGCCATGTTACTCAAACTGTTAGGTTCTCAGAAGTCCGACGGAGGAGACAACCTCGGCGCGTTAGCCCAGGAGCTTCGCGCCAGAAACGCCCTTCTGGAGGCCGCGGAGAAAAACAGAGATCAGACAACGGATGTAGATGAACCTAGCGGCCCGACAGATGAGGGCGGCGGCTCAGCCACCCAGGAAGCAGGTTCCTGATGCTTAGGTTTAATTTTGGGCCACGCGTGGAACGCTTCGCTGTGCGCCCGCCCGAGAAAGACTGTCCGATTAATATCCTCGAAGGCGCGGTCCGCAGCGGCAAGACCTGGTGCCTCCATCCCAAGGCGATCTATTGCTGTGACTACGATGTTGGCGGTCGCAAGGTGATCACTGGAGTTTCCAAGCAGAGCGTCTACAACAACGTTCTCACCGACCTGTTCGACATCGTCGGACCACGGAACTACAGTTACAACCGGAACACCGGCCAGCTCAGGCTTTGCGGTAGTGAATGGCTGGTCATCGGCGCCAAGGATGAGGGTTCTGAGCGGTATATCCGAGGCCTGACGGTTGGAGTGGCGCTCTGTGACGAAGTCAGCCTCATGCCGCAGAGCTTCTTTCAGATGCTGCTGAGCCGGATGTCGCCCGAAGGCGCGCGGTTGTATGCCACAACCAATCCCGACAGCCCCTATCACTGGCTGAAGGCGGAGTACCTCGACAATCCGGAGCTAAGGGCCAAACGGATCCTGTGGTCAGAGCACTTCACGATGGCCGACAATCCAAATCTGGTGCCGGAATTCGTCGAGTCACAGAAGCGGCTCTACACGGGCTTCTTTTATAAGCGGTTCATCGAGGGCCTGTGGGTTGTTGCCGAAGGGGCCATCTACAAGGATTCCTGGTCCGAGGGTCTTCTCTACGATCCCAAAGACGAGCCCTTGGGACTTCGGGTCCGAGGCGGTCATGTACAGCGCATCATCCCCGTCGACTATGGAACGACCAATCCCATGGTCTTCCTGGACATCTATGATGACGGAAAGCTTTATTGGATAACCCGTGAGTACTATTGGGATTCGGCAAAGCAGCTGCGGCAGAAGACCGACGCGGAATATGCCGACGATCTGGCTGAGTTTATTGGCCCCCAGCGCAATGCCAAGGTAATCATCGACCCGTCCGCGGCATCGTTCAAAGCCGAAATGACCAAGCGTGGCATCTGGCACGCAGATGCAGACAACGATGTAAACGAAGGTATTCGCATCGTTTCCATGGTGCTGAATCAGCGCATGGCACGCTTTTGCCGTCAGACTACGCAGAACACGATCCAGGAAATGCAAACCTATGCGTGGGACGCAAAGGCAGCACAGCGCGGCGAAGAAAAACCATTAAAGATTCACGATCACGGTGCTGACGCATTCCGCTATTTCGCCAAGACCGAGGTTCCATATTGGAGGCTGGCAGCGTGAAGCCTTTTGGCGGTTGAAACATCGGCGAGCTGGCGTCCTTTCCGAACCGAAAGCATGACGATCGGCTGGATGCCGCGACTCAGGCACCAGGATCATCGACACTCGGAAGCCCAGTATCTAGATTCTTGTAGCGCATCATTGCAGCGCACTAGCCAAACTAAAGCGAATGGCGGGAAGCACCATGCCGCCCGGACCCGTTCGGCATCTGCGATGACAGGCTTGTCATCCTTGCCTCAAGAGCGATCCTTGATCGTGCCAGTTTAGGGGCAAGCCGGTTATGAAACTACTCAGCGAGTAATCCGCCATACTCCCATCGTGAACCATTCCCTCGACAATCTCCGGCGACAAGGCGGCCAACCGGAGAATGCGGGTCGCATACCTGGAGTTTAGCTTGGCCTCGGAGGCCAGTTGTTGGACGGAGTAAATCTGTCCGGCGATGATGCGTTCTTTCCAGCCTTGGGCCATCACGATTGCCTTCAACAACGGTGAAGTCGGCTGGGCTCCACTGATGGAAGACCCAGGCAGCACCAGTCGAAGCTCGCCTCGTCTGCGCGCGAGAGCGAACGAGCATTTCAACGTGAGTAGATGTCTGCCACGCGACTGGGGACGACTCTCCTCATTACTGGCATTCCATTCCTTGTCTAACAAGCCTGCGACCAGGGCTTCCACATCAATCTCAATTTCCAACTCCGCCCCCCGTAGCACAATTCGCCTCACCACCTCTCGCACAAGTTCTGCCCACTGCTGCGAACTAAGCTCCGCCCATCTCTCCGCCATTTGCTGTGCAGCTTCGATAACACGACCGAGGTCGTTTACTAGCTCGCTCGACTCCATGCAGGAGGCGGCGAGCTCCTGCGGCGACGCCAGCAGCGCCTGAATCCGGGAGGAGACCAGTTGCTCCAGCTCTCTCGCCGGTATGCGACCCAGGGAGGACAACCCCTTACGCCTCTGAATCACCGCCTGCGACGTGTAGTAGCGATATCGCCTGCCCTTCTTAACCGCGTGCGTCGGGGTGTAGCGATTGCCTTCAGCATCGAAAACCAGGCCCGCTAGAATGCTCGGGGCGACTCGTCTTCCTGGTTGACGGTGCCCCTGGTTGTTGGCGGCCAGCAGGGCCTTTACCTTTTCCCAAGTCTCTGGCTCGAGGATCGCCTCATGCTCACCCCCGTACGATTCTCCTCGGTGGGCGATCCGGCCGGTGTACACCTGGTTGTTGAGCAGCTTGTAGAGCCCGCCCCGCGAGTAAGGCTTGCCCCCGAATGCATGCCCATTGGCCGAAGTACGAAGCTTGGTCCGCAGCTTCTTCTGGTCCAAGTACTGCTTCAATGCCGCTACCGATCCCAGGCTCAGGTAGTGAGTGAAGATCTCCCCAACCAGCTTCGCCTCTTGCGGGTTGACGATTAACTGCCTGTCTTTGACGTCATAGCCCAGAGGCGCGACCCCACCCATCCACATGCCTTTCTTCTTGGAGGCGGCTATCTTGTCCCGAATGCGCTCGCCCGTGACCTCCCGCTCGAACTGAGCAAACGATAACAGAACGTTCAAGGTCAACCTTCCCATGGAACTGGTGGTATTGAACTGCTGGGTGACCGATACAAAGCTCACCCCTTGCTTATCGAAGACCTCGATGATCTTGGCGAAGTCCGTGAGCGAACGGGTCAGTCGGTCGACCTTGTAGACGACAACTGTATCGACCAGCCGGGCAGCAATATCTTCCAGAAGCTGCTTCAGGGCGGGCCGCTTCATGTTGCCGCCGGAAAACCCGCCGTCGTCATACTTCTGGGCAATGGTCTGCCAGCCTTCATGGCGCTGGCTGGCGACATAGGCCTCACAGGCTTCCCGCTGGGCTTGGAGAGAGTTAAACGACTGCTCCAGTCCTTCCTCAGACGATTTGCGAGTGTAGATAGCACACCGAACCCGGGATCGAGCACTGGCCGTCATTGGGCGGACCTCACTTTCTGGCCCTTCTTCAGGCCGAAGAACAGTGGTCCGGACCAGCGCGTGCCCGTGATCTGGCGGGCGATCTCGGACAGGCTCTCGTAGCGTTTGCCTCGATACTCGAACCCTTCATCACCGACCAGGACCTCGTGCATCTCGCCCTGGAATTGTCTGAGCAGCTTTGTGCCGGCCCTAAGCTGTGGCGCGAGCGATAGCGGAGTCTTCCGATCCTGATCTTGATCTGCAGCCAACTTCTGCAGGCATTTGTAGGTGGAGGGTTTCAATCCGCCATAAGCGTTCTCCTGTATGCGATAGGCCAAGATGGGGATCATCAGGTTGCGGCGCAGTCTGGGGTGAGCGCGTCGGGCGAATAGTTCCTGCCATAGCGCCTGCAATTCAAGCTTCGGCAGGAGTGGCAATTCTTGCAATTTGGTGCTGATTTCTAGGGACATGCCAGTTCTCCGGTTCGCATGACATTGCCGCTCTACCGGCGCTGGAAGTCAAGCGAAACCGAGATCATCGTGGAGCTGAACTCCAGCTGGAAATCACAGTACGGAGAGTTCGAATTCACCTCCCTCCGCCAGACGGTCTGAACTGCAGAGAAACTCTGCTGCGTTGCTCCCTTAATTGGCGGCGCAGATCGCCGCCTACTTCGACATCAGGTCGCGGGCCTGCTCGCTCATTGATTTTCGCGCCCTCAATATGCCAGTAGGGTCCGCAGTATTTCGACCACTGCGGTTTCCGCGAGGAGCGTTCCCTTGCGGCTGGTCCGCGCTCCCGTTCGTCCGAAAGGGCGACACAGAGCGATCCTTCGGGACTGCTCGTGCGGTCTGGAGACTTCTTGGCAACTTATCAAAACCCAAAATGAAAAACAGAAAAGTAACAACTGAATTGTCGGCGCGAGAAGTATGGGCCTGTTGGCGG